TCACAACCGCGCAACACTAGAGCATCAAGAACGAGTAGACGGTGTTACGGTAGTAGAATCGTGGATTGTTGAGGATAGCAAGATTGATAAGAGCGCAGTACATGGAATGAATCACCCTATTGGGACTTGGATGATCTCAATGAAAATATTTAACGAGGAAGTGTGGACTGATTTTGTGAAAACGGGAATTTTAAAAGGGTTTAGCATTGAGGGCTATTTCACTGAGTTAGAAACTAAGGTTACTGAGATGAGCAAGGTAAACGAGGATGAAGAATTTTTGAAAGAATTATTTGAGGTACTTGAGTCAATAAAATAGTCTTATATTTGCATCGTGTTCATGTGTGTTAATAGTTTAGCCTTCGAGTAATCGAGGGCTTTTTTATTTCCCTTTTATTGCTCGATTCTTTGCCTTTAAAAAGAAGTCATCAAAGTAATTCTCAGCATCTAATTTGTAGGCGTTTAGTACTGATTCGTCCAACTCATTAATCCTATCCTTAACAGCATCGCTAAAGAAATTACTACCCTTAATGCCCGTTCTTTTAATCTTCAAAGCCATAGCATACGCAGCCCTATCTTTTGCCTTTGCGGTTGACTTTATAAATGCACCCGTACCGGAACGAAGTCGAACCGGTTTAGCATCAATCCACTTTCTTATCTTGTCAACGGGTGGCATCGTTCCTGCACGCCTTCCCTTGTCAACTACACCTGCATAATCTTTACCCTCGAAACTAATCTCAATTGAGCGAGGCAATACACGCACATTTGACCTAAGCGATTTGTATAGGTTTTTGCCTTTAGTATTCTTTTTTCGAACGTTCAAATAAAACCTCGCACGCTCAACAATGCGTTCAGCGTTTAGGCTCAGTGCCTCTAATAAGTTAGTCTTATCAATCACAGATATCGTATGTGTAAGGCGTTAGAACTTCAAAAGTAAACACCCAACCATGCAGCAGGTTTTCAAATTCATTTGTCACAGCTTGCATACTCCCCGTTGTGAATTCATACTCACGATTATCAAAGTTGTTTTTAAGGTTAGCAATTATTTGCAACCCTATCACCTCAGTACTACTCCATTTTGCAGCTTGATTTGTGTCGCCCGTATTTAACTCGTCATAAATATGCACCTCGAAACTTCTGCTCACTGTTGCATTTGCGGGGGTGCTAGTTGTTGGTATAAACCAAACTAAGGGAAATACCGTATCGCGGATTCGGTCACCGTCATCAATGCCACCAACGATTACGGATGCTGCACCAGCTAAAGTTGCAACGGCTTCTAGCTTAGTTGTTAAATCTTCAAATGTTATTGAGCTCATCTTCGTAGAATTTTAATAATTTGCGTACTTGCTTTACTCTTGTTATAACGCACGAAGTACAAGTTGTGACTTCTTTTTTCTCGTTAAATACCTCATTAAACAGTTGAGTGAACCTTACATTTTGTACACTGGTAAATTGATTCCCCTTTATTAGCTGCTTTAATTCGTTATATTGCGACTCTGTCAGGCAGTTTGACTTAAAAGGGAATAACTTATTCAATTTCTCTTTTCTTTCCTCACAACCGCAGTCTATTCCTGTCACATCGCTAAATATCTGCACTGCTTTTTTGATGCCCGTAGCCTCGGTAAATATCTCGATTGAATCGCCTAAGCCTCTTGCTTTTCTTCCTCTTGCCATATTCTGATTTTTAAATATTGTTTGACCTCCTCGATGTCATTCTTTAAAGTTTGCCTATTGATTTTTGTTTTCTTTGAAACTTGTAATATCCTGCAATTGCAATCCATGTAGACCTTGAATAGATTAGCCAAATAGAAGCCCCTTTTGTCTGTTTGCTCAAGTTCGGCAAGGATGCAGTCAACATCAACATTTGGATAGCTGTAACTTTCATCTTCTATTACTTCAATCTCATCTATGATTACCGTGTGCGACTTATTGCGGTGCATTTGAACAAACTCATTGCAGATAATCCTCGCTATGTAGCTGATTTTACTCTTATCGGTTTCTAGCTGCTGCTTTTTTTCTACCGTTGTTCTTTCTTCGTAACGGATCAATGAAACGTGTAGTAACTCGCTGACAAATTCAACATCGCTACTCTTAGCAACACTGTGAGATATGCCTAATAGTCGGCTATATTCTTGATTTGTCAATCTATTGGGATTCAAATATTTGCAAAGATATGCGGCAATATAACATTTTATCTCGTTTTAAGGGTAAAATATTTATCATTATGATCAAGGAAACACTTTTAAAGAGGTTGAAAATCGAGTTGGGCTTGATAAAGTTCGCAGATTTCCCTATGCTAGAAGGTGATGCGCTGATTCGTGTTGAAGCTGAAATGCTAGAAGTCGGTCAATCGGCTATGCTAGTGGCAGCGGATGGCACTGAGTCGCCTGCACCCGAAGGCACGCACCAACTTGCTGATGGCAGTTCAATTACTGTTGACGCAGCAGGACTAATCACTGAGGTTAAGGCAATGGAAGCACCTGAAGCTGAAACCGAAATCGAAATTGAAATGAAGAATCTAAGAGATGAAAACACAGCATTAAAAGCTGAGAATGATTCTTTGAAAACTTCATTATCAAATCAAGAAAACGCAACTAAAGAACTCAATACAAAATTGAGCAAGGTTGAAAAAATGGTGTTGGAACTTAGCGAAGAACCTGCTGCTAAACCTATTAAAGCAGGCGCAAAAGCGTCTAAGGAAATGACGCAAGACGAAGTTATTGACATGACTAAGTTGAGCGCACAACAAAGGATAGATTTCAAACTTTACGGAACTTTTAAAAACTAAAAAAAATGGCAGATTTTATTACAACATCAAATGACGATGTGAGAATATTCGCAGAAGTCGAAACCGTAGCAATAGCTACAACACTAACAGCGGCAGACAGTGCTAAGGCATTTGTTCTTTCTGCATCAGCAGGCAAGGCAATTCAACTACCAACCCTTCAATCAGGATTGAGGTTTAAGTTCATCGTAGGGGCTGCATTTGCAACAACAGATTGGACAATCGTATCAAGTACAAATGTGATTGAGGGTAACGCATTGGTAGCAGGCGCACACGTGGCGGCTTCAAATGAAAATACAATCTCTTTCGTTGCAAGTGCTGAAAGCATAGGCGACTATGTAGACTTGATTTGTGACGGTACTTCGTGGTTCGTGTCAGGTTCAGGCGTAACATCAGGCTCAATCACATTTACAGCAGCTTAATTATTAATCTAAAAATCTAAAAAAGAAATGGCAACAACAACTAATATCAATACTACCTACGCAGGACAATTCGCAGGTAAGTACATCGAGGCTGCTCAGTTAGCATCAACAACAATCGGACAAGATTTAATCACTTTCAAGCCAAATATCGGTTTAAAAGAAGTGGTTAAAAAAATGGTTTTAAGTGACATTCTAAAGGATGCAACTTGTGACTTTGATCCAAGCGGAAGCATTGCTTTGACTGAAAGAATCTTAACTCCAAAAGAGCTACAAGTGAATCAGGTTCTTTGTAAGAAAGACTTTATCAATGATTGGGAAGCTTTACAAATGGGCTTCGGAGTATCAAATCGCGTGTTACCTCCAACCTTTGCTGACTTCTTGATTTCATCTTATACTATGCATATTGGAGCAAGTATTGAAACAAACATTTGGCAAGGCGTTAGCGGTGCAGGTGCATTCGATGGTTTTGAAACATTGTTTACTGCTGACGGAGCTGTTATAGATGTGTCAGGTGCTACAACCTTGAGCAAGTCTAATATCATTGCAGAGTTAGAGAAATGTGTTGATGCTGTACCTACTACTTTGTTTGGTGCTCCTGACTTAACTTTATATGTTTCGCAAGCTGCATACAAGTACTACTTACAAGCACTAGGTGGTTTCGGTGCAAGTGGATTAGGCGCAAACGGTGTAGGCGGTCAAGGACCATTATTTGCAGGCAACGCAGGACTATTAACTGTTGGCGGAATTCCCGTTATGATGGCAAATGGATTAGCTACTAACTCAATGGTAGTTGCTCAAAAGAGCAATTTGTGGTTCGGTACTGCTTTGATGAGCGATATGAACGAGGTGAAGGTTTTGGACATGGCTGATTTGGATGGCTCACAAAATGTGCGTTTCATCATGAGATTTACAGCAGGAGTACAATACGGATTAAGTTCTGAAATTGTTTATTACAAAGGCTAATTTTAACCTTTAAGAAATCGAGGGGTGTCGGTGCAAACTTGCACCCCTTTTTTAATAACATAAAAAACTAAAATAATTATGGCTTGTAATTTAACACTTGGTAGAAGTCTACCTTGTAAAGACGTGATAGGCGGAATCAAAGCACTATACTTCTTAAATGGTCGTGCTACGGTATCATATGATGGTACTGACACTGACGTAATAGACGATATCGGCACGGTGAGCGTTTACGAATATGACCTACCTAACAACAGCGGTCAGTTGGTTAATACGGGCACGGTTAATGAGCAAAATGGCACTAGCTTCTATGCGCAAAACTTGACAGTCAATCTACCTTCTTTGACTAAGGCTGACCACAAGGAATTGAAGTTAATGCAATCAAGCAGACCAACGGTTTTCATTTTGGACAACAATGATAACCTATTTGCAATGGGCGTAGAATTTGGCTGCATGGTGGCTGTAAATTCGCAAACTGGAACGGCAAAAGGCGACCTAAGCGGATACTCTTTGACTATTTCTGCGGAAGAATTAGCGCCTGCTAACTTCTTGAAGGCAACAGCGGGATACGGAAC